CCCCCCCCCGTTGGAAGACTTTACCGGAACTATCGAGAAAGTGCACCGCGACAAAAATGGTCGCCTAGATCATTACGAGGTTAAGCGGAACCACGATGGCTATACGCAAAATGTTTACCGTCATAATCTGGTCGGGTACGCGGAGCAGCCACAGGTCCATCAGTAGGTAAGAGGGGGAGTAGAGGGGAATGCCAAACAGGATATTAAAAGAATCTATTTGTACCAGCGACAATCTGAACGATTTAACGCCGCAGGAAGAGATATTCTTCTACCGCTTAATTGTTAATTGTGACGATTATGGCATTGCTGATGCCAGAATTAAGATGCTGCGGGCTAAATGTTTCCCTCTAAAAACAGACACGATCAAGGAAAGTGATGTTGAGAAATGGCTGAAAGGACTTATAAAAGCTAATTTATGTTTTTTGTATGAGGTAGAGGGAAAAAGATATCTAAAAATGACATCATGGGAACGCCACCAGCAGATACGAGCAAAGCGGAGCAAGTTTCCGACACCTGATTGCGATGGATTTCAAATGATTTCAGATGATTTCGAATGTCCCCGTAATCCAATCCAATCCGAATCCAATCCGAATCCGAATCCTAATCGAGATATCGAAATATTGTTTCAATGTTGGAATGAACAGAAAATAATCGGTCACAAAGAAATTACACCTGATATCAGAAAAGCATTAAGCAAAGCTCTTAAGCAAAATTCGGTAGAGGAAATCAAAAACAGCATAATTCATTATGCAACTATGTTGAACGATGCCCAATACGATCTTTGTAATTATAAATGGAATTTGGTTAATTTTTTAACCAGAGAAAAAGGCTACAGGCTGTTTATGGATGATGGCGAGAAGTGGATAAATTATCAGCAAGGTGGTGGAAAAAATGGAGGCTCCCGCACAATACCAGGATCTAGTACAAAACTTATCTACCCAGAGGCGGCACGCGAGGATGAATCTTATTGGCGATCACAGCGAGCTCCTTAATCTGTTTGCCCCAACAATACCCGAACTACTAGAAATGCAGGCAACCGAGCAGGAAGTCAGGGACAACCTGCAAGCCAAGGGTTTTATTGATTTATTAGAAGTTTATGAGCACCGAACAGAGTGCTACAGCTGCACCCGGACAGCGCATAGCCAATGCCCGTTTATTCTGCGCGAATATGAGATTTTTAGGGACCATGAAGGTATATGGGTTACAAGCGAACTGGTCAATAGCTGCAAGGCTCAACAGGATCCATACAAGGTGGCAAGGTCAGCAGAATTGATGATGGAATTTAAAGCCCCCTGGGAGCTGCGCGACAAAACGGTACAGGAGTATAACGCCAGTAATAGTTCTCAGATCAAAGCAAAGGCGGCCTGCGTTGACTTTGTTAAGGAGCTAAAGGACAGGCTGGTGGGTGGCGAAGGGCTTATATTTATCGGCCCGACCGGGACAGGGAAAACCCATCTGGCAATAGGGGTTGCAAAAGGAATTATAAACCAGCACCAAAAATTGGTCCGGTTTGTAGACGTGGGCACCTGGGCAAGTGATTTTGTTTATGGCAGCCGGTCGTTCGAAGAAAAGAAGAAGTCCATCGAGGGGATGAAAAGAGCAGATATTTTAGTTCTGGATGATTTAGGCCAAGAGATGGAATTATCAAGCAAGGGAACGGTTATAGGAGCCATACAGTTGATATTAAAGCACCGCACCAACGAGGCTAAGCCAACCATCATCACATCAAATATAAACGAGGATACGCTTGCAGAGCATCTAGGACAAAGGATATGGAGCAGGGTAAGGAATAGGAGCGACGTTTTGATTATGACGGGCGCGGACCACAGAGCGTACAGGCCTACCGGGTGGGAGGATTTAGGGAGAGTGAAGGAGGGGTAAGAAGTGAGGGAGATTAAGTTCCGCGGCAAGCGAGTAGATAATGGCGAGTTGGTGTATGGGCACTATGTTTCAACAAAAGATAGCCACTATATATGCTATGACGGTCAATACAACGATGACCTATTTCTTTCGCCAGAAAACATAATGATTGAGGTTATCCCTGAATCAGTAGGTCAATTCACCGGCCTGCACGATAAGAATGGCAAGGATATTTATGAGGGGGATATTGTAACAGCAATGTTTAAGACCGGATATTCGGATGGATATGTGAGAAAGCCTTTTATTGAGGTCGTAAAATATTTAGACCACAGGGCCGGCTTTTATCCAATGTCAGACTGCGAGATGTGGCGTGAACATGACGATGGTAAAATTTCATCAATTGAAGTTATCGACAACATATACGAAAATTCAGAGTTATTGGAGGTGCGCCCATGAAAGGCTTAAAATTCCGCGTATGGGATAAACAGCGCGGCGTGATGATGGGCTTCGAGGAGGCTTTGGCGTATCTGACACAGCTTGCACTTAAAGAAGTCTTGCGGGGCGAGAGCAAAAAGTATGAGGCGGAGATGTGGACGGGAGAGCATGATTCAGATGGAGCAGAGATTTACAAAGGCGACAGGCTGGCAGGCGAAGAGGAAGAGTCCGGCGTAGTGTACTGGGATTCCGATAAATGCGCCTTTATGATTGATTTTACTTATCCAGATAAATACAACGAAGAGTTTTTATTTGTTATGGATTTGAACTATTTTAAGGTCATCGGCAACATTCACGAGGGGGTGTCGTGATGGCAAACAAACACTATAAAACCCAGAAGAAGCGCAAGGACAAGCCCCTGCGACCGATGGGCGCGATACCGCAGTTGGAGGTCGTCAAGCCTTGCGCGGATAACGCGCCTGACGCGATAATACACGCGGAGCGCGTGACCGAGACGCAACCGAGCAGGGGCGAAACGCTGAAGCCAGTATATGGCGGATATCAGCACAGCTTTAATAGTTATTCACATACGATTTGGGGGAAGGGAGCCAAGGTATGATAAACAAACCCATTTACGAGCCAAAGGGCAAAGCCAGGGAATACGGCGAACTGGCATTAAATATTTATACCGGTTGCAATCATGGATGCTTTTATTGTTATGCGCGCAAAATGGCCGAGCGTTACACGTCAAAAGACTGCATTAGCGGATTCGATAACCCTTCGCCGCGCACTGATATTGTTGAAAGCGTTAAAAGGCAATTGTGTAGCGGTAAGATAAAAAGCCGCACAATTCATCTGTGCTTCTCATGCGACCCATACCCGGCAGAAATAGACACAACGCCTACGCGGGAGATCATTAAGGCTATTAAGGATAGCGGAAACCATGTGCAGATATTAACCAAGGGTGGCATAAGGGCAGAGCGCGACTTTGATCTACTAAATGAAAATGATAGTTTTGGTGTTACCTATACAGGATATGGATTCGATGAAGTATTTACACCTAGTCCCAAAGAACCGAACGCGGCTCCACCTTCTGAACGACTTGTTTCACTGAGCAGGGCTCACAAATTAGGAATTAAAACATGGGTGTCATGCGAGCCCGTTCTTGATGAACAGGATATTTATGCAATCATCGAGTTCGCCGAATATATAGACCTATTTAAAATCGGCAAGCTAAATTATTTCCCTTCGGATATTAACTGGGCAGAGTTTGGCATTGAATGCGAAAGATTATGCAAGGAATATGACAGGAATTATTACATCAAAGCAGACTTGCGGGCAATTATGGAGGGGTACAAATGATTACCCTAACCATCCCCGGCACCCTTCCCGGCATGAATGACATTATAGCTGAAGCACGAAAAAGCAGATGGGTGTCGGCAGAGCAAAAGAAGTACCATACCGAATTAGTGAAGTGGAGCGCGATACAAGCCAAACTGCCGAAGGTAGAAGGCAGGGTTAATATTCATATCACATGGTATGAAAAGAGCAAACAGAGAGACCCGGACAACATTCACGCAGGAACCAAATTTCTGTTGGACGGGTTGGTGCAGGCCGGGGTGATAAAGAACGACACACAGAGGTACATAGGGAAGATAGACCATGACGAGATAAGGGTTGACCGCAACAGGCCGCGTGTGGAGATTGAGATCACGGAAGTAGGAGGGTAAGCCTATGATAAACTGCAGCGCAATCATGCAGAAACGGTACCAAATGAGGATGTCGCAGGCGGTAGTGGCTGATCGGGCAGGCGTGGACCGCAAAGTAGTCATGAAGATCGAAAATAGACCAAGTTACGACCCGCGGCTATCCTTCTTGACCAACATAGCAGAGGTCTTGGGCATGAAGGTAGGGGAAATGATAGTCGAGATTGAGCAAGGGGAGGGGTAGGGATGATTACCGCTATACATTCAGGCAGGAATCCACTGGTGGCCGGGCGCATGGATGACAACTCGGACGGGTTCATCGACAACGCGGTCAAGGTATATAAGATCATAAATGGGGTGGAAACGCTGGTGAGGACTGAGAGCGCCTTCCCGGATGATTGGTGCGGAGGAATCAAGTGCCAGGAAGAAATGGTGCTGAACCCAGCAAAGCATGACACAAAGCGCAAAAGGGCAAGGTGCCCGCAGAGACCAGCTCCGCCCAAGGAAGAACTGTGGCGAGTATATAGGGAGTTGGGGCCCTGCATCAGCCCGCTGGCGAAAAAGTATGGTGCGGGATTTGCAACGGTGCGGCGCTGGCTGAGGGAGTATGGGATTATTGATGTTCATAATGTGGCGATGGAAAGGTAGGGGGTAGGGGTGAGAGATTTAAAGGCTGATCAAGAGATATGCAAAAAGGCAACACCGGGCCCGTGGGAAAGAGACACAGATTATATAATTTCACCAGATAAGGCAATAACAATATTATGCGATCATCCTACATGGGAAAGAGATGCCGCTTTTATCGCCGCCGCCCGTGAAGGTTGGCCCGAAGCCATCGAGAGGGCGATTGTGGCAGAATCACTTATCGAAAATGCAGGGAAAGAATTAAGGGAATGGATGAAAGAGGTTAAACGCTTAGAGGAAGAAGTGAAAATGGCTATGGGTGGAGAGCAATACTGGAAAGACAGAGGATTGCAAGCAGAGGCACAGATTGCCACACTAACCGAGGAAAACGACCTTCAGCGCGCGAGTATTCAGGAGTTGAGGGGGCAGGTGGCGAGGATGCAGAGGGTAGTGGATGTTGCAAATGAGGTTACTATACGATTAGGGCCCATGTTCCCCGCACCTTCGATGATGAGCAAATTAATACACGCCCTCGCAGAATTGGAGGGAGCGCATGACTTGTAGCATAGTACAGACAGAGCATGGCAAGGCGTTTATTTGCGGTAGCTATAAGAATCTTAATGAGCTTGCGAAAGTACCAGAAATAAAGTGCTATATCTGCGGAAACCCAGCAGCCGTATTGTGCGACGCAATATCCGGAGTAAATGAAACTTGTGATAGGCCGATGTGCAGAGAGCATTCTCATAACATCGGAAAGGACACCGATGTTTGCCAAGGACATTACAATGATTATGAAATTGAACAGGCTAAAGTAAACAGGGTAAATATGGCAGGGTGGCCTATTCGAGATAATATTTATTGTCCGGACTGTAAGAGCGAAGAACATGGTGCCAATGCTACGTTTTGTAAAATATGTGGAACTAAGTTAGTAAAGGAAACCAGCCTATGAAGTGCCCAATATGCGGCGGCAAGACCAGGAAAAAAGGAGAGATCCGGAGATGTGATTCGTGCCATGCTAAATTCACCATAAAAGACGGCCTGTTGAAGCAGACGGTTTAGGGGGAGGGAAGAACTTGGCGGCAGTAATAAGCCATTATAAAAAGCTAGAGATATATCAGCGGGATGGCTACACCTGTCAATACTGCGGCAGGCCGGTAGTGGCATATGACTTTGTGGCGGGGATGACCGTCCCGAATGATGCCGCAACTATTGACCACATAATACCGAAAGCTAGGGGAGGTAACAATTGCAGAAGCAACCTAATAACGAGTTGTAAAGAGTGCAATGTGTTTTTATCAGACAAAGGAGAGGGTTATCCATTGCTTCCTCAATTGGTTTTCAGGCGCAAAAAGCAAATGATAAGAATGTTAACCAACCAAGCAACCACGTTATAACTACCGAGGGGGAGGGGATGCGGGGAATGAGTAAAGATAAACAGGGGAGACAGGAAGTAGTGGTCCATCCAGAAAAAACGATAACTCTATCTGAGGGCCAGTTTAAAGACATACTCGAAAAAGCGGTCGCAAAAGCCATGAGCGCAGCTTACCAAACAGCCGAAAATAAAACCAGAAAAGAAATGGAGAAAAGGGCCAAGCAGAGTTTCAATGCTTACAAGGAGACCGAAAGGCGGCTTTATGGCTATCCGGTCCTGAAAGCGCGGATAGTGACGCTCAAAGAAGAATTAGCAGACCTCATAGATCATCCATATCTGCCAGGGCACAGCAAGGACATATGTTTATATTCCAGATCCGGGGACCGTCTCTCTGACGATGAATTAATTGACCAGCGTAAACAGGATTTGCAGGCAAAGATATACGCTGACCAGGCCGAGATCAAAAAGATCGACGCAGGGCTGCTGCTGGTGAAAGACTACCCGTATTACAAAGCGCTGCCAGGGAAGTATTTCGAGAATAAAAAGCCCGAGGATATGGCCAAGGAATTAAATTGTGATGCGAGTACCGTTTACCGCAGCTTGAAGCCGATGATTAGCAGGATAGAGGTGTGGTTGTACGGAGAGGCGGCTTATGCGGTGGCACCGGTGGGTGAGATGTTGAAGAAGTAAAGGAGTGGTATTGTAATGAAAATAATTAATCCATATGTTGAGGTACCCGAAATTAATGGAGAGGCATTATTAAGAAACATTGAGAAAGCAGGCAGAACCTGCTATAAATCAGAAACCAAAATTACCGAGGAAAGCTATATCCCGTTCATCGAAATGATAATGAAATCCGGGCATCATTCTATGTTCGAGCATGAGAAGGTTACTGTTCGGATTATCTGTGATCGTGGCGTAAGTCATGAAATAGTAAGGCATAGACTGGCTGCCTACTCACAGGAAAGCACACGGTATTGTAATTATGCCGGTGATAAGTTCGGCAATGAAATCACAGTTATTGAACCTTTCTTTTTTAAGAATGATGCTAAGAAACATTCCAGATGGCATCAAAGTTGCAGGGAAGCGCAATATAACTATTTTGATTTATTAGAATTGGGCGCTTCTGCTCAGGAGGCCAGATCCGTACTGCCCAACTCTCTAAAAACTGAAATCGTTGTCACCTACAACCTGAGAGAATGGCGGCACTTCTTTACCCTTAGGGCAGCAAAGACAGCCCACCCACAAATGCAGCAGGTAGCCATTCCATTATTGCTTTGGTTTAAAGAACAATTGAGCCCTTTATATGATGATATTGGTTATAACCGGGATTTTGAACTGGCCAACTATGCGGGATTAGTCGTACAGGGAGGCGATATTTAATGTCAAGCGTAGATCATCCAAGCCATTATAATACCGGAAAGATTGAAGTTATAGATTTTATTGAAGATCAAAACCTGAATTTTAGTCGTGGAAATGCTTTGAAATACCTTGTTAGAGCGGGGGTAAAAGACAAAGCAAAAGAGGTTGAGGATCTACAAAAGGCTGTCTGGTATATCAACCGGGAAATAGAGGTATTGTCTAAAGAATAAACCCTTGCCCACAGCAGGGCAGGAATAAATAAGGGGAGGGAATATATTGTGGAAAAATTTATTGGAGTTAAGTTAATCGAAGCGGAACCTATGACACTGGGAGCATACAACGCATTTAAGGGATGGAAAATACCTGAGGATGAAGACCCCGGGAGAGAAGGTTATAAGGTTGCATATCCCGATGGATATATCAGTTGGTCGCCCAAAGAGATATTCGAAGCTGCCTATATGTTAGTTACTCCAAACCCAAAACTAAAAACCAATTGCTCAATCTCGAAGCAGATGGTGGACGGCTTTATAAAGGACGTTGAGGTTATCACTATGGGCGTGAAAAACACAGTCGTGCGAGCTGTTCTGGTGAATGGTTTTGAAATAGTGGAATCTTCCGCATGTGTGGACCCGGCAAATTATGACGAAGAATTAGGCAAGGAGATATGCCTCGAAAAGATCAAAGACAAGATATGGTTCCTACTTGGCTTCCTGCTTCAAACTGGAGTAGGCGGAGTGAAAAGTTTATAGCCTTCGGGCTTTAGCTTAATAAACTGAAAGAGAGGCCGATTAACGCTAGTAGTCTAATTTAATAACTCCCCCGCAAGGGAGCAGGGACTAGCCATCAAGGTAGTTAAAATGGAGCAGAGGGGGTGTGAGGTGGAAGGTACAACTGAATAAGGTGTAGTAGTGTGTAAAATGTGTAAAGCCGGGGTTTTAGTAGGCCCCGGCTTTTTCTTTTCCCATAAACAAATCGGTTGAATTGCAAAAGTAGCCGAAAGTATACCCCATGGGGTATTGACAAAAAACACTTAAAAATAGGAATATATATTTAAAAATGCGCCATAATACCTATATAACGGCATAAGAAGATATTTTTTAAAATGCGAATTGACAACGAAATTAACTCCGTTTATAATGATCATAATGGAATTTTTGTGAGACGAGGAAATAGTATAAATTAAGTAACAAAACATCGCTTCGGCGGTGTTTTTTTATGGATTATTGGGGCTTTGCGAGATAACTACTTGCCAGCCCCCTTTTTGTTTTTCTGAAATAAATAAGGGGGTATATTTATGAAAAAATGCACGGTGGAAGGATGCGAAAAAGAGCAATACAAGGCTGAACTATGCAGGGTCCACATAGCGCGGGTGTTATGGGACAGGAAAAACGAAAAGTGGAAAGCAATCTACCAGATAGTATTTAAACACGACAACAGAATCTATTTCAAGGATGACCATGCAGTTATGATCATCATAAACAGAGCCGGTGATAAAAGTCTGATATTAATAGACATTGATGATATTCCGCTAGTTAATAAACATAGATGGTGCCAGGATTCCAGGGGTTATGCTCAGTCTAATATAAACGGGCGCAATGTTCGCTTGCATCGATTTTTATTACAATTACCCGAAGGCGTACTGGGAGACCACAAAGACGGGAACGTACTGGACAACCGTAGAAATAATATCCGACCGTGTAACCATCAAGAGAATAGCCGCAACAAAGGGCTTATGCCGAATAATAAAAGCGGAGTGCCCGGGGTATTTTGGGAGGAAAAAAGAAATAAATGGTTGGCGGTAATTGGAATAAACCGCAGTACAAAACATTTAGGCTACTTTGATGATTTTAATATGGCCGTTGAGGCTAGAGAAAAAGCCGTGGCCAAGTATTTTGGCGAATTTGCGAGAGCGTTATAAATTCTCATTTAGGGGGTGCAGCATGATTGAGAAACGGCTATGGAGATCGGGTGAATGGTGGAGCAAGACTAAAACTATCATGGTTGTGCGCACCGTCCATGGGAAGAAGGAGAGGGAGCCGCGGTGGATTGATCGGAGGATAGTAAGGTTGTTTGGGAAGTGGTGAACCATGCCCGAGCGTAGATTAGGGGCATTGCGCGAACGATGAACAACTACGCCGTGAGTTCGCAGTTAAATCAAAATAGGCGCAACAATGGAGCTTGGCAACAGGCTCTATTTTTATGTCTATTCGTAGGCATATGTCAACGCGGTCTGGCCAGGCCGTCATAAGGTGGGGGAGCCGCTTCTCCCCTTACCGAGTTTGGCAACCCTTAAGCGGAAGGAAGTATATGCATGAAACGGAAAAAGGGCAACTATTTGCAGTTATCCCGGCTATTGTTCCGGGATGATGACGAGAATTTCAACAGTTTATCATACCAGGCCAAATGGCTTTATGTGGTATTAAATGAATTGGAACATAAGTTTGCCGGCACAAAGGAAGATTACTTTTGGCGATCAAATGAGGAATTAGCCAGGGACGCAGGGATGAAGCTGTCAACTCTCAAGCAAGCAAAAAAGGAACTCCAGGATAAAAACGTGGTGCAATCATGGCAGATGCATTGGCGAGATCCTACAACAGGAAAGAAGTCTGAAAAGCATGTTACCGCCTACCGAATTAAGGAATAATTACAGGGGGCAGAAGTTGTATATCAACCTTTGGGCAGAATTCAGTATACAACCTGGGGCAAAGGTCGTATTTCGACCGGCTTAACTAACAATAGACTCTTAACTAACAATAGACTATATATATTTAAGATTTAGTAAGTAACATAGTCGCTTGGAAAATTTAACGATTTGAGGTGAGATCATGGCGGACAAGTTGACCAGTGGGATATACCAAATTAAAAACATTAATGATGGTTCAATTTATATTGGTAGTTCGGTAAATATAAGAAAAAGATGGAATTTACATAGAACTGAATTGCGCCAAAATGTACACCATAATTCTCACTTGCAAAATGCTTGGAATAAGTATGGGGAGATATTTTTTGAATTTGCGATTTTACAAGAAGTGACGAACTTAGAAGAATTAATTGCCTTGGAACAAAGGTATCTTGACGAGTTTAGACCCGCTTATAACATATGCAAAATTGCCGGATCACCTTTGGGGAGAATCACTTCTGAAGAAACCAAAGCAAAACTAAGGATGCTACATAAGGGCAAAAAACGTTCCGATAAAGCTAAGGAAAACATGAGAAAGGCCCAAAGAGACAAAGGGCTCACAGATGAACATAAGGCGAAATTAAGTGAAGCAGCTAAAAAAAGAAAATGGTCTGATGAAACCAAAAAAAAGATAAGTTTATCAACTAAAGGCCAAAGGAATAAGGCAAAACTTACATGGGAGCAGGTCGCTATAATTCGTAAAATGATTAATGAAAATATTGCACTTATTAAAATAGCCAATATCTATAAAGTGTCACGCAGGACAATAAATGCTATTAAGTTAGGCGAGGCATGGAAGATAGAGGTGAGTTAAATGAACCAAAATAAATTGACACCGAAACAAGAGAGATTCGTGCAAGGACTGTTTGCCGGATTGAGCCAGAGAGAGGCTTACAGAGAAGCTTATCCTTCGTCTGTTAATTGGAAAGATAAGACCGTTGATGAGAAAGCTTGTTTACAGGCAAAAAATGACAAGGTAATGACAAGGCTTGAAGCTTTACAGAATGAAGTTGTAGAGGCAATCAAGGCCAAGAATATAATTACCGTCGAAGAAATACTAACCGAGTATGCCAAGATAGCCAAGGCTGACATGAAAAACTTCCTTGAATTTCGTACAGCAAAGACGGTAGTTGATCACGACAGGATAACCGGCGAACCTATAATTGACTATGCTCAAATAATAAACGTAAAAGACAGCGACGATGTTGACGGTTCCTTAATTAGCGAGGTGTCAATTAGCAAAGATGGCACTTTTAAATTTAAACTGCATAATAAACTTGATGCTTTGGAAAAGGCTGGTAAGCACCTGGGTATGTTCATTGACAAAAAGGAGATCACCGGGCCGAATGGCGGGCCTATAGAAACCGTAAACAAGCCAGATTTGTCCAAGTTGACCATAGAGGAGTTGAAGCAGCTTGCAGAACTTACTCGAAAAGCTGCCGAGTCTAGCTGATATTGAGGCCGAGATATGCCGTAGGGCCTTTTGGGAATTTTGCCTATTCATGGATCCTGTTTTCTTCTCTAACGACAAACCACATCTACAAGAAATAGCAGAGGCATTTCAAGCTGTAGCGGATGGGCAGATAAAAAAGCTAGCAATATCAGAGCCGCCCCGGGCAGGTAAATCTTATGAGACTTCTATGTGGTGCGGCTGGATATTAGGAAAAAAGCCAACAGGTTCACTTATGCGCAACTCATACGCTGCCGACCTTGCTCATACATTCAGTTATGACATACGGCAGCTAATTCAGTTTGACAAGTATCTGACTGTCTTTCCCCTGGTTAAACTAAAGTCAGACCGCAAGGCCATTGATGATTGGGCACTCGAAACCAGTAAGAGAAGCGCATACTTCTGCGCTGGTGTTGGCGGGCCTATCACTGGTAAAGGTTGTGACATAGCAGGAATACTTGACGATCCGCTTAAGAATATTGAAGAAGCTATGTCTGAAACGATTATCGAGAAGGTTTGGAAATGGTACACATCGACACACTTAAGCCGCTTTGAGTCTGGTTGTCCTGAGATACACATAGCCACAAGATGGAGCAGAAATGACCCAATAGGAAGGTTAACAGACCCATTCAGCGAGTATTTCAACGATGGCTTTACGGTCATAAAGATACCGGCCCTGGATGAATACGGCAAAACCTTCTGCCCTGCGGTTAGGACTACAGAAGAATACTTGGCAACTAAAAAAATAACCGATGATTTCATCTGGGAAGCTGAGTATATGCAGAACCCAATAGAAGCTAAGGGACTCTTGTTTCCAGCGGAGCAATTAAAACGCTTCACCATGGCAGAACTAGGCGAAAAGAAACCTGATGGTATAGTAGGCTTTACAGACACAGCAGACACAGGAAGCGATTACCTTTGTTCCCCGATTGGCAGGAAATACGGAGATTACACCTATCTAACTGATGTTGTATTTACCCAAGATGGCGTTGAAATCACAGAGCCGCTTGTGGCGCAGATGATTATTGATACCAAATGTGATGTAATGACCATTGAGGCAAACAATGGCGGCAGTAGTTACGCCCGGAATGTACGCAAGTTGACCAAGCCACATTGGAAATGTTCAATCATAGATGAGCACGAGTCCAGCAACAAGGAAACCCGCATACTGATGAACGCAGGCTATGTTAAAGAGTATTTCTATTTTCGGTCAGACTACGAGCCAGGCAGCGACTACGACAAGTTTATGCGGGCTTTAACCTCATACGTCAAGATCGGTAAAAACAAACACGATGACGCGCCGGACGGGGTGACAGGACTGGCAATCAGGATGAAAACTAAGACATTCGCCAAGCCACAGCCCAAACCCAAGGACGACTGGTGGGAGAGTCCGAAGCAAAAGCCGGCGATAGGCGGGACGGTAACCGAGGGATTTTTTAAAGGAGGGTATTGAGTTGAACATATTGTTTCAAAAGTGGTGGAGCAGGGAAACAAGGCAGTTTTCTATTATAAATTATAAAAAAGCATGGAAAGAAGTTGGGAATAGTCCGAGAATAAAACTATTCCATAACGGAGCAAGAAAGAAAAGCGGCGATACTTGTCGTGATGTTACCCTGATAATAGGGTATACGATTTTTAATTATACTAATTTTGCTTTACAAGGAAGGTGAAATAAATGCAAACAACACTCATTATCGCAGGACTGGCAGCAGTCCTTTTTTTATGCCCATCTCTGTTTTTAGCGTATCGTTGCGGTTTACGCGACGGCCTCGCGCTTAACCAGGGGGCCAAGGTTATTAAGCCTATCCGCAGTCCTGTACAGATCATGGAGCAACGCAGGGAGGCGGAGGCCGCGAAGGATGCGCCGGAGTCTGTTATTGATAAGATGTTAGACGGTCACGCACGTATGATGGCGTTTACGGGGGAAATTTCGGAGAAGGAATAAGGAGGATTTATATGAGTAACAATCAACCGTGGTTTATAAATGATGGGGCAAAAGAACGAGAATGGAAGGAAAACCAAGCAAGATATTTAGCTATTGCCGCAATCGCAGGAGAGAGAATGGGGGCAACGGCAGAAGATGCAATTAAGGCGGCAAGGGAGTGCTATTTTGAGGCAGGGGAAGTAGCCGTTGACTCTTGTAAAATCAAACTATTGTTTTACGGATACGACGAAATGCTGCCATTTGAGATAGCAGACTACCGCAGCAAACAAGCAGTCCTTGAAATATAAAATACAATCAGCTTCTTCCCCCGCACCCAATCGGGTGCTTTTNNATTACCCGAAAAGAAGGTGACATAATTGCANAANAACGANTACACNGATGATTGGTCGAAATATTTGGCGGGCATCGACTACAAAAATAAGCTCAACCTATTCAAAAACTCCGACCGAAACGAGCGATTCTATGCTGGCCATCATTGGGATGGAGTAGACACCGGAGGACTGCCGCAGGTCCGGCTAAACGTGACCAAGCGGATCGTCAACTGGAAAGTCTCTCAGATCATGTCCGATATGCTGACCATGCAGTTTAGCGCGGAGAACTCAGCAAACTATGACCCTGCCAACCCTAACAAAATTATGGAGTTGCAGAAGATAGCCAAGCTGCTCACCGATTACAGCAGGACAACCAGCGAACGTCTAAAGCAGGATTCGCTTGACGAGCAGGCTCTATTCGATGCGGCATTGGCCGGTGATGGAATCTCTTACTTTTACTGGGACGAGAGCATAAATGCAGGACTAAACGAAATGGGCGCACCAATCAAGGGAGATATGGCGGAGGAGCTTATTGATAACGTCTGCTACTTCCCCGGCAACACCAACGACCCCAGGCCGAACGACAAAAACGGACCCTTACAGCCTTACATCATCCTGTCATTCCGCAAGTTAGTTAAGGACGTAAAGGCTGAGGCTATTGCCAACGGCATGGA